CCCCAAATTGTAACGATTTTTAAGGCGGCAGGGGTAAACTCAGCCCATTTTATATAGATGTTAGGAGGTGAAGTGGGAAATGGCTGGAAAATACAAAGTGTTGCAAATGTCTAAGGGTGATTTGACCAAAGAACGGCAAGAAGCCAAGCTACATGCGGAATTAATGGCCAAAGATGGCATTCCAAAACTTCAGGTAACACCGCCTAATCATCTTGACCCAGTCGCAAAACAAGAATACAAGCGAATTATCGAATCTTTGGGGACCTTACCACTTAGAAATCTCGATCGCGCCGAGTTGGAAAACTATTGTACATGGTATTCGGTTTACAAAAACACATCGGTCAACATGAAATTGGCTTTAAAGAATGGAGATCAAGATGAATATTATGCGTACATTAGCACCTTGAATAAGGCCACCGCAAGCATTAAGAGCCTCGCGAGTGATCTAGGGTTGAATGTTAACAGTCGGATGCAAATGAATATGCCTAAGACTGAAGCACAGAAGAACGATTCAATCATTGATACTTTTGGCTGACTGTGATGGAGGTGATGCTGATTGTCAAAATTTAAGGATCCAATGCCTAATTTCATAAAACGTGTGCTAGACGGTCGTCTTATTACTTCTAAGGCAGTTAATCTCGCGGTGAAACGGCATCAAGAAGACTTGAAACGAACAGATTGGCGATGGCGATATGATCCAAATCTAGCGGGAAAAGCTGTTAAATTTATGGAGATTCTGCCAGAACCAAAAAGTGGGAAACCACAACCATTAGCACCGTTTCAAAAATTCATTATTGGCAGTATATATGGCTGGGTTGACAAAGATGATCCAAATATAAGGCGATTTACCGATGTGTTCATTTCGATGGCACGAAAAAACGGTAAGTCACTTTTGATTTCTGGCGTCATTCTGTATGAGTTTCTGTTCGGAAAGAATCCAGCCAACAAACGGCAATTATATACCGCTGCTAATGATCGCAAGCAGGCCGGCATTGTATTCGGAATGGTAAAAGACCGATTACGTGCGCTCATGCGGAAAGACCCAGGCATCAAACGAATGGTTAAGATTACGCGAGATGAACTTGTCAATTTAGACGACGGATCAACAATTCGTTCGTTCTCTCGTGATACAGGACTTGTCGATGGCTATGAACCCCATGTTGCGGTGGTTGACGAATATGCCAACGCTAAAACAACAGATATGATTGAAACCCTTGCCTCAGGGCAGGTGTTACTGCCTAGTTATCTGACGTTCATCATTTCAACGGCTGGATTCGACATGAACGTGCCGATGTTTCAACAAAATTATCCATATGCAAAAAAGGTGTTGTCCGGTGAAGAAACGGCAGAACGCTATTTTGCATTCATTGCTGAACAAGACAACGTACAAGAGGTTGATGACCCCAATTCTTGGATTAAATCGAATCCGCTACTTGACGTTGATATTGTGCATGATCAGATCACCGACTATTTGACCACAAAGCTATCTCAAGCACGTGCTGATGGCAGTTTAAATGCAAAACTGGTCAAGAATTTCAACATTTGGCGGCAAGCGACTGAAGATAGTTATTTAGACTTCGATGCTTGGAAGGATGCTGAATTGAGTGAAAAGCCTGATATTCGCGGCAAAAGAGCTTGGATTGGTATTGATGTTGGTCGTACAAGCGACCTTTTTGCCATTACTTGGTTAATCCCGCAAGAAGGCTGGTGGTGGCTCGATGGTTATGCATTTGTCGCTTCTAAAGGCGGAATTGATAACAAAATCAAGACGGATCGGATTGACTACTTGGCTGCTGAACAACACGGCGAAGGAGAGATCAGCAGCTTAGAGTCAGGTATCATCGACAACGATCGGGTATATGAATGGATCGAAGACTTCATTGAACGTAATGACTTAGATGTTCAAGGTATCATGTACGACCCTTATCAATTTGGACCAATGCTAACGGCAATTGAGAAGAATCATCCTGAGTGGCCGATGGTACAGGTGCGACAAGGAACGCTGACACTGTCAATGCCAACTAAGCAGTTCCGCGATGATGTTATAGGCGGTCGCATAAAGCATTCAGATAATCGCATTATGCAGGCCGCCGCAATGAACGCGGTTCTAATGTCTGACAACAACGGCGTCCGTATTAATAAGAATAAGTATGCTAACAAAATAGACATGATTGATGCCACGCTTGATGCTTATGCCATCGCGTTCAAGGAAGACTTGGACAACTACTTGGACGATGAGCGTGTCTTCAGCGATGATTTTGGCTTCTAGGAGGTGAGAACGTGAATGGAAAACTAGCTAACTTTTTTAGAATTCTTGGCGCAAATATGGCTGGAATTGCCACTGTTTTAGGCTTCATTTTAGCTGGATATGGGGCTTTTTTGATCAATAGGCCTACTGGATTCATGGTTTGCGGCGGATTGTTGTTTGTTCTCGCCTTTATTCTGTTGCTTCCTGATAACGAAGGGAGGTGATTGAATGAAGCTATTTCGAGGACTTGCAACAGAAGCAGATCCCCATTGGGCTGATAATTTGCTTGATTCAGGGGTGATTCCGTCATTTCGTGGGGCTTATCTTGGGATTTCAGCGTTACGCAACTCTGATGTGCTAACAGCAGTATCAATTGTCGCTGGTGACGTCAGCCGGTTCCCGTTAGTGATTACTGACAGCTCAACCGATGAAGTGATAGACTTGTCTGACATTGATTATCTGATGAACACAAAGGTTAACAAACGTTTATCAGCATATCAGTGGAAATTTTCCATGATGGTCAATGCAATTTTGACTGGCAATGCTTATTCGCGGATTGTGCGCGATCCGATAACCAACGAACCAGCTATGTTTGAGTTCTATGCCCCATCACAGACGCAGGTGGACACAAGCGATCCCGAGAATCTTGTCTATCGATTCACACCATACAACGCAAGTGTTCAAAAAGTTTGCAGTTTTGAGGATGTTATTCATTGGAAGTTCTTTTCATATGACACCATCATGGGCCGCTCGCCGCTACTTTCCTTAGGTGATGAGATTGGACTTCAAGAATCCGGTGTTTCCACGCTTCAAAAGTTCTTCAAGAGCGGATTGAAAGGCTCAATTATCAAAGCAAAAGAGAGCCGCCTATCTGCCGAAGCACGCCAGAAGATTCGTGAAGATTTTGAAAGGGCACAGGCAGGTGCTGATGCTGGATCGCCAATTATAGTTGACGCGACGATGGATTATCAGCCGTTGGAAGTTGATACCAACGTTCTTAATCTGATTAACAGCAATAACTATTCAACAGCGCAGATTGCGAAGGCTTTACGGGTGCCAGCGTATCGATTAGCCCAAAATAGTCCCAATCAGTCAGTTAAGCAGCTTGCTGATGACTATATTCGCAATGATCTTCCATTTTACTTTGAACCGATTACAAGCGAGTTTGAACTAAAGTTGCTTGATGACAACCAGCGCCATCAGTATCGCATTGGCTTTGACACAAAATCAGTAAACGGATTACCGATTGCTGACGTCAATACAGCAGTTAATGGCGGACTGTGGACTGGAAACGAGGGACGTGCGGAGCTTGGAAAGAAACCGTTAAAAGACCCGAACATGGATCGTATTCAGTCGACACTTAACACAGTGTTCCTTGATCAAAAGGAAGCATATCAAGCTGAACACGCATCGCAATTGAAGGGAGGTGATGCTAATGACAAAGGAGCTGCGAATGACAGCGACACCCATGCAAATTCGTGATGGGGATGAGAAACATCCAACTGTCATCGAAGGTTATGCGCTTAAATTTGACCGGAAATCTGAAATCATGGGCGGCGGTGAATTTAGTTTTCGTGAGCACATTGACCGCCATGCGCTCGACAATGCTGATATGAGCAATGTCGTGGCGCTATTTAACCATGATCAAAACCAAGTGTTAGGCCGCACTGGCGTTAATTTGGAACTGACCATTGACGACACTGGACTTAAGTACACTCTGACGCCACCAGATACACAACTCGGTCGTGACTTACTAGAAAACGTCCGGCAAGGGATTATCAGTCAGTCAAGCTTTGCATTTACGATTGCGCCAGACAAAGACGCGCAAAAGTGGCAAAAGTCAAGCGAACGAGGGGTTAAATACGAGCGCACAATCAACAACATTGATCATCTGTTTGATGTTTCGCCGGTGACAACACCTGCTTATCCAGACACTGAGGTAAAGGTCGGAGCACGATCGTTGGAACAGATAAAAGCGCTAGATCAGCCGCCAGAATGGGAACTTAAGCGGCGCAAGATGCTTTATCAACTGAATAAAGAGGAATTGCTCAAGGGCATCGAATAATCGGTGCCTATTTTTGTACAAAAAACAAGGAGGGTCACTAGATGACTTTAGATGAAAAATTAGCTGCTGTTAAAAAACAGCTTGATGAAAAGCGTTCAGCGTTGCCAGCTATGAAGACAGAACTTCGTTCTTTACTTGAAGGTGAAGATTCCGAGGAAAACCTGAAGAAGGCAGAAGGCGTTCGTGCCAAATATGATAAGGCAGATAAAGAGATCAAAGATCTTGAAGAAAAGCGTGACTTATATGAGGCTGCGTTGAAAGGCAATGAACAGCCAAGCGACAAGAAGAAACGGAAACCTGAACAGCAGAATTATCGCACCGCTATGAATGCCTATCTTCACAGCCGTGGCCGTAACACAGAAGGCATTGATTTTGAAAAGACAGACGTTGGTACCTTTGCGGTTTTGCGTGCTGATCCTACTGATGCCAGTGATGCAGTTAACGCTGGGGTTAAGTCTGTTGACGCGAAGGAGACAATTCCTGATACCATCGTCAATACGCCACAGCGTGAATTGCAGACAGTGGTCGACCTGAAACCATTCACTAATGTATTCCAAGCCTCCACTCAAAAGGGAACTTATCCAACGGTTGCAAATGCCACTACCAAGATGGCAACCGTTGCTGAACTGGAAAAGAACCCGGCAATGGCTAAGCCTGATTTCAAGCCTGTCAACTGGTCAGTAGACACCTACCGGCAAGCGTTGCCAATTTCGCAGGAATCAATTGATGATTCTGCGATTGATTTGGTCGGCTTGATTGCTCAAAACGCGCAACAAATCAAGGTCAACACGACTAACAGTGCCGTTGCAACTCTGCTGAAGGGATTCACTCCAAAGAGCATTACCTCCGTTGATGATTTGAAGCACATCAACAATGTGGACTTAGATCCGGCATATTCACGTGTCATCATCGCGTCCCAGAGCTTTTACAACTTCTTGGATACGGTGAAGGACGGTAATGGCCGTTACTTGTTGCAAGACAGTATCTTGACCCCGTCTGGCAAGAGCGTTCTTGGTATGCCGATTGTTGTTGTATCTGATGATACTTTGGGTGCAGCAGGCGAAGCACACGCCTTTTTGGGTGACATCAAGCGGGCGATTCTGTTTGCTAACCGCGCAGACTTCATGGTTCGCTGGGTTGACGATCAGATTTACGGACAATTCTTGCAAGCAGGAATGCGCTTTGGTGTATCTGTTGCTGACGAAAAAGCAGGGTACTTCCTCACATACACCCCAAAAGCGTAACGCCTGACGGAGTGACTTTGAGCCAGAAAACGTTCACGGGTGGTGTCGGTGCCACAAAAGATATCACGGTGACAGTCACTCCTGATGGCGCTCCTCAAGCAGTCGAAGCTGTGTCGAGCGATGAAAGCGTCGCTACGGTTGTTAAGAAGTCCGATGGTGTTTACACTATTACCAATCTGGCAGCGGGCACAGCGACAATCACATTTAGCACTAATGGCATCAGCTCAACACTTGCCGTTACTGTTAACGCCGGGTAGGTGATTACTCTTGGCAGATACTACGCTTGACAAAAGCCCACTGACTGATGAACAGTTTCAGGTTCTGAAAATGTACTTGAAAGTTGATCAGACAATCGAAGACCCAATGATTATGCAACTGGTGCATGACGCTTGTGGTGAAATCAGTTCGGCTATTAGTTTTGGATCAAATCCGGAACAATTTCTAAGCAATCCAGAAACTCGGGATCGTTTTTTCACAGCACTTATGAAGCAAGTGAAGGAAGACTATGACTACCGAGGTATGGGTGCTGAAGTCATGCGCTTTCCGTTGCAAACATCAACCACAAATATCATCAATCAGCTTCGCTCAGAATTGCCGGAAGAGGATGGTGATTCTGATGCGAACTAATCGAATGACTGAGAGAATTGCGTTCGTCAGCTATGAGTCAAAAAAGGTTAACGGAGTTCCGGTTGATGGTGTGCTTGTTAAGCATATGACGGTTTGGGCTGAAGTTCCTAAGGTACCAATCAGAGAAGCAAATGATCCACAGACGAAGTTGGGCACTCGCAAAGACAGCCCGACTTTTTTAGTGCGATTTTTGACCGCAGAGGAAATCCAACCAACTTGGAGAATTCAATGGCGTGGTAATGAATATCAAATCACAGGGCTTGATCCTGATTACGAGAGGCGCGATCTGACAACGATTACGGCAAAGGCGGTGAGCTGATGGGCGTAAAAGTCACAGGGGATGCTGAACTGCTCGCTAATCTTAACAAACTCCAATTTGGGGTTGCAAAAGAAGCTCGAGCGGCTGTCCGAGATGGCGCACAAAAGTTTGCCGACAAGCTAAAAAGCAATACGCCTGAGTGGGACGGCGAGACTGATATGAGCGGACATCTGAGAGATGACATTCAGCTTTCAAGTGTCCGTGAAACGAGTGGTGTAACAGAAGTAGACGTTGGATATGGTAAAGATACCGGCTGGCGTGCTCACTTTCCAAACTCGGGCACTTCAATGCAGGATCCGCAACATTTCATTGAGAAAACCCAAGAAGTCATGCGGCCAGTTGTTATTGCTACTTTCCTAAGCCACTTGAAGGAAGGCGGGATGTAATGGCACCTGAAAAACTTGTTTATGACATCCTGTCAGCCAATTTGGATATTGCTGACAAGGTATATATAGGTACCCCAGACTTCAATAACCAGACAAGCGTAACTCCTGAAAGTCTAGCTCCATGGGTGAGAATCACTTCTTTGCCCGGTGATGCTGCTGATTATGCTGACGATTCTAGGATATTAGAGTATCCGAAAGTGCAAGTAGATTTTTGGGTGGACAACACTGACTGGGATCAAGAAGAAAAAATAGAAACACAGATATATCAAGCACTACATGCGGCTGGCTGGGAAAGGTATTATCGCAACTCCTACGTTGATGGCGATACCCCAGCCCTTCGCATGACAACAGGATACTTTCAGTTTCAAGGACTGCCGATTGGCTAGCCCTTTTTATTTTCCTAAAGGAGGATTTTTAATATGGCAGATACTGCTGTTACAACTAATAAGAAGTTAGCAAAATTTGGGGCTTCGGCCTTCGAATACGGGGTTGTCGGTGATGACGACTTTGTACCAAGCACACGAAAGATTCAAGGCTTATCTAGTGTGAAATTGGATATTAAAACAGAGCAAAAGACGCTGTCCGCTGATGATGGCCCGTACTTGATTCTTTCTGGTGGTATCACAGAAGCAACCGAAACAATCGAAATGTACGATGTGGATTCACAGATGAAGTCTGATTTATTTGGCATTAAGGTTGTTAATGGGGTTGAAGTATATCCAAAGAACCTTAGCCCTAATTACGCCGCAACTTTGTTCCGTACGAAGCTCTCAAATGGTAAATACGTTTGGGTTGGTATGCTAAAGGGAATGTTCTCACTTCCGGGCGTTGATACCAAGACTGTTGACGGCACACCAGATCCGAGTGCTGACAGCATCGAAGGCTCATTTATTCCTCGTGGTGACCAAGATACTGGTAATGTTGTGTTGATTGGTCGGGAAGACAACGATGGGTTTGATTTCGATACCTTCCACGGCTATGTATTCCCTAAGACCGCTGAAGATGCGACTATTGCCCCAAAAGCGTAGTCGGTGTCAGCTTTGAGAACAGTTCGATTAATCTTGCGGTTGGCGCATCTACAGCGCTGAAAGTGCAAATTAATCCGGCTGATGCCGCAAATAAACAAGTTACTTTCAAAACATCAGATTCTAGCATTGCCACTGTTTCCAGTGATGGAACTGTGACCGGTGTGAAAGTGGGATCTGCAACTGTGACAGCCACAACTGATGATGGTGGTAAAACTGCCACCGCAACTGTAACTGTGGCTTAGCAATAAACTTGTCGCCTTGTAAATGCACAATACGCGAACAGCGGGCGGCTTATACCTAAAAAGGAGATTAAGCATGGCATATCAAATTAAACTAAATATCAAAGGCGAAACTTGCGTGTTCATACGAAATGGAGAGCCAACTTTACGTGATACCACGAACGCCTTAAAAGTGCAGCAACAACAGCTACGCATGCTAAACCGTAAAGATGGCCCTTCAAACGATGATTACGATGAGAACGAGAAAAACTTAGCCAAATTTGCGGTTGATTTCTGGAAAAACCAGTTTACTACCGATGATGTTATTGATGGCTCGTCTATTTCTTTGAAATCGTTGGATTCAATCAATGATGCCATTGGCGATTCTCTAAGCGATGGTGAAGAGAATGAGAAGGGCACAGCAAAAAAATCACCGAAGCGGACGTCAAAGAAGCCATTAGCAACCTTGACGACTTCTACAAAGCAAGGCTCTCTGAAGGCTACCGATTAGCTGACGTTGATGCTATGACGCTCCGCGATATTGAAAAGCTTAACCAGATTTACGAGGAACGGGAGACCACGATCGACAAGGCCTTTCCGTTCCTTTTCTAGTTCTATGAAAGGAGGTAAAACATGTTAGGAAATCTCGGACAAATTGCGGCTACCGTAAGTTTGAACATTGATCCGTTTCAAGTAAGCCAGCGAGTTTTGAATTCTTCAATTAAAGCAACTGCCGCTGAGTTGCGGGCTCAAGATGCTGCGTTTAAGGGCTCTGAAAAGTCTATCAACAACATGCGTTCAACCTATGACACATTGAGCCGCCAATCAAAGAACTACCAAGCTCAGCTTCAGAAACAGCGAAAACAGTATGATGAAAATTCGAAAGCGGTTGAAAGACTTAATAAAAGTGAGACTGCATCGCAGGAAGAAATTAATCGTGCGACAAAACTGCAAGCTAATGCTGCATCACAGTATAATCGAACTGCTGCCGCTGCTGCTCAAAATGAAAATCGAATGGCGGCCTTACGCAAAGAGATTGCACTGCAAAGTGACGGCTGGACTAAAGTATCAAACGGCGCCTCTAAATTTGCATCTGTTACCGAAAAGACAAGCTCTAAACTAACCAGTTTCGGATCAACGATGACAAGGGCGGTAACTGCTCCAATTGCCATTGGGTTTGTGGCAGCAGCTAAATCTGCTATTGATTTCAACAGCCAAATTCAAGCAATGGGACCTTTGCTAACAAATGGGGGTGCGATTACTGCTAAGTATCGTGCGCAACTTGATCAACTAGCATCAGCATCTAAAAAGTGGTCGGTTGAATATGGCATTTCCACGGCTGCGATTAACGACGGCATGTCAGAAATGATCAAACGTGGCTATACCGCTGCGCAAACTTTAGGCGCTATGCCTGCAGTTCTCAATGCGGCAAAAGCGTCTGGCGATGACTTCAACGATGTTATGCATGTTTCTACATCCGTTTTGGAGCAATTTGGTCTAAAGACAGAATCAACAACGGGCATGCTTAAAAACACGTCTCGCGTTACAGATGCTCTTACCTATATTGCGAACGCTACTGCAGCAGGATTCCAGGATATGGGCGAGGCAATGACATATGTCGGCCCTTCTGCTCATGCTGCTGGTATTTCACTCGAAGAAACAGCGGCTGCTATTGGTATTATGAGCAACAAAGGGATTGAAGGATCAGTTGCTGGCACAGCATTACGTGGTGCTTTAACAAGACTGTTGAAGCCTTCTAAGCAAAACATTGAAGGCTTTAGTGAATTAGGCATATCTGTTGCTGATTTCAAAAAAGGAACGCTAACTCTTCCAGAGATTCTTGACAAAATCAAGAATAACACTAAGGGGTGGACGGACCAGCAACGTGCTTCTGCAGTAGCGTTGGCTTTTGGCACTGAAGCGCAAGCCGGCATGAATGCCTTGATTAGTGCAGGTGGCGGTGAGCTACGCAAATATACCAGTGAAGCTGAGCATGCTAGCGGAACAACTGCCAAAATTGCTAACCAGTTAAACAATACGGATGCCGCAAAATTGAAGAGATTTCAAGAGTCGATTCATGTTTTAGGAATTGAAGTAGGTCAAAAACTTCTACCGACGCTGACTCCTCTTATCAAAACAGCAACCGATGTTGTCAATGCCTTTTCAAAAATGGACAGCGGTACGCAACAAACCATTATCAAATTTGCAGCGTTTGCGGCAGTTGTAGGGCCAGTGAGTTCTCTTATCGGTGGAGCTCTTAAGCCGGTTGTTGCTTTGAGCAAAGGAATATCTGGAATTGCGGGAGTCATTGGGAGAGCATCCGCAGCCGCAAAAATTGGCGGGACTGCAATGGATGTGCTCAAGTCTGGGTTTAGTAAGACAGCTTTTGAAGCACTTAAGGTTGCACCTGCAGCGGCTGCGGCAGCAGATGGTGCTTCTGGAATGGGAGCGGCCATGGGCGGAGCCGCAGCGAGCGGAACAGGTTTGCTAGCGGCATTGGGGCCAATCGTCCCAGTTGTTTTAGGTGTGACAGCAGTCGTCGGTGCCGGTGTAGCCATTTGGGAATTGTGGGGCAAAAAGGCTCTTGAGTCTGCTGACAGAACTTCACGATGGGGCACGGACATTGGCGAAGCAGCAGATAGGTCCGCAACTAAGATGCGAGACGCTTCTGGCAAGATCAGTGGTGCTTTCACTGACACTAACCACACTGTCAAAGAAAATGCCAAAACGATCGCCAACAGTTTTGATGATATTACGAAGGCTGCTAAAGAATCGTCCAAAAATAGCCAAACCGCACTCGACAAGTTGGCAAAGCAAGTCGGTGGATCGGCTGCTGATCAGATTCGTAAAGATGCAGCAGAAATGAAGAAGGCCGACGATGCACGCATCAAGCAAATTGAGGCTAATGCCAAACAAGCTAAGTCAATTACTGAATCTGCCAGCAAAGAACATGTCGAATTTACTCGAGATCAAATTCAGATTCTGGATAATTTGCGCAAGAGCAGTGCAGCCGAGGCCGTTAAGACACTTAGAATTTCCGGTACCCAACAAGCGAATGTCTTAAAGGCTATTAATGGCGAAAAGATTCGGATGAGTCAAGCAGCGGCCAAGGAACAGTACAGCCAGATGCAACAGGCATTTGCTGACGAAACTGATACTTATGGCAAACATTATGCTGCCATTAAAAACTCTGCTGAGTTGAGTACGGCTCAAAAGAATAAAGATCTTGAAAAGCTTGAAAAAGATCATCAAAGCAACATGAGCGTGATTTATGCCGGTGCGATCCAAGCAATGAAAGCGCAAGGACTATCCAACAAGACGATTCAAGAACAACTTCAAACAGAGTTTGGTGCGACGGCGTCTCAAGCTAAAAAAGCAATGAGCGCTTATTCAGAGGCAATGAGTAAGGGTGTCAAAGATAGTAAGCAATTTGCGGCCGCCGTTAATTCAAGTATGAGCAAGAGTGTTCAGAAGGCTGGTAACGATTGGAACAGCCTTGTGCTAGATCCTAAAACTGGTAAAGTTGTCACCAATCTGCCACAAGTTCTAAAGGATACCGCAAGCACGGAAGGCGGTTGGAAACGTCTTAAATTTGACCTAAAGAATGCCAAGATTAGCTCAAATGCTAAGCAAATGATTGTCGAGGCGATGGCCTCTACCGACAAGTGGAATTCGCTGACCGTTCAAGAGAAGACAGCTCTAGTGAGGGCGTCCGGTAAAAAAGAATTAGCTAACATCATAACCGAGTTTGTTTCATGGAATAAGTTCACGCCAAAAGAACAACAAGCCATCGTCAGTGGAGATTACACACCGCTTGTCAACGCACTGGTTAAAATGGGTTACTGGAATGAATTGAGTCTCAAAGAACAGCAAGCGATCGTTCATGACAAGGCTACTTTGCCACTCATTGATATCTTGACGCAGTCTGGCAAGTGGCAGGGTTTGACACTTAAACAACAAACTGCGTTGATCAATGCCAAGGGTAAAGACGAACTCAAGGACGTCTTATTCAACCTGGGCGTGTGGCAGTCACTCGATCCCAAAGATCAGTACACAACGCTAAAATCCGTGGGCGAGGGTAAACTCGCTGACATGCTTGACCAGTTGGCCCTGTGGAACAAGATTACTCCGCAGCAAATGCAGGCGGTGGTTAAGGGTGATTATTCATCTCTAGTCACGGCAATTGATGAAGTTAACGGTTGGAACCAACTGACACCTAAGCAGATGCAGATGATTGTGCAAGATAAAGCAACAGCCACCTTGATTCAAGGCATGATTGAAGCACAGTCTTGGAACAGGTTGTCAGTCGAGGCTAAGACGGCACTGATTCAGGCCAAAGGCAAGGAACAGCTTGCTGACGCTGTGGCCAAGTTTGGTTTGTGGAATCAATTACCGTCAAAGACCAAAGAATTATTGGTAAATAATGCTGATGCCCGCGCCAAACTAGTTGAGGCAGGCATTGATGTAGATGCATACGAGGCCAAACACCCGAGACCGAAAGAGTTGACGGCTAACGTCAATGATTTACTGACGAAGACTTCGCAAGCGAAAGGAGATCTAATCTCCTATGATTCTTACAAGCCGGGGATGAAGCAATTCACTGGCGATTCTTCAAATGTCACTCAACATGCTGAACACGGTAAGAGTGAGGTCAATACCTTTAACATGACTAATCCGTTGGCACGTTACTTTACTGGGGATTCCTCAAACGTGACGGCACATGCTGAAAAAGGTAAGGGCGAAGTCAACAGTTTCAATGGAACTAACCCATCAATGCGTTACTTCATGGGTAATGCTTCAAGCGTTGTGGGGGCTGCCGGATCTGGTAAAAACAGTATCGGAAGTTTTAATGGAACAAATCCGGGAGATAAATATTTCAAAGGCCATGATAATACGACAGGACCCGCAAGTGCCGCCAAACGTGCAGTTAGCGCATTTGGTGGGAATGAAGTCATCACGAAGACTTTCAATTTTGTGGCTAATATTTCGGACAGTATTCGGAAGCTTCTTCACTTGCAGCACGGAACTAATGATCTTCGAACGAGTTCACTGGCGATGGTGAACGATGCCCCCGGATCTAACTATCAAGAGCCTATTATCACTCCTAATGGCAACATGTTTATGTTCAAAGAACGAAATGTTGTTTTTCCGCTTGCTCGTCACTCAATGGTTATTCCTGCTGATAAGGCTCGTCGAATGAACATTCCACGTTTTGCTGGTGGCACCACAGACTTCGGAGGCGCTGCTAATAGAATAAACCAATTAAATCCGCAAACCTTTGTTACCAGCATTTCTAGTGGTAGCAATAGTCGTGTTGAGGACTTGCTTGCAAGACTGATCGAACTAACAACTTATCAGATTAATCATACACAACGTACTGAAGGCAAAGTAGTGCTTGAAAATAACCGCGAAATCGGCAAATGGTTGTACCCAACAATTAATGAGCTGGATAAGCAAAACACAATCAGAGAAAGACATGGAAGGGGTGTTTATTAATTGGCGAACTTGATATTTGGAGGACATAAGATTGGCAGTTCCGTTCTGCAGTTTAGTGCTGCTAGGGGAATTACATCAGAGATTGAAAACACTTCCCATTCTGTTGGAATTAGCGATGGTGAGATGCTTATCAATAGTCGTCTTAAGTCTAGAATCATTCCAGTAACTTATGATTTTGTGGCGCTATCTCGTCGTGAATTTGAACGGCAGTTAGCGCCACTACTTTATAGCACTGATGTTCAGAAGCTAATCATTGATGATCGCCCTGATGAATTTTGGTATGCAAAAGTTGATGGCAAGATCGACATGGACCGAGCTTATTTTCTTGGCACTGGTACTATTAATTTTCTGGTCCCCGATGGCATTGCGCACTCGGTAGCCACGAAGACTTTTGACAACACGCCATACAAGGACGTGCCAGTGAACCTGCTTAAAGGGACATCATCGAACAACACTGGCGTTGTTAAGGCGAATGCTCACGGAATTGATGGTATCACTCTGAAGAGAGCACCAGTCGATGGTGGCCAGACATATGTTTACACCATTACTTTTGGCGATATGGGACACACTGGTCATTCGTCAGTTAGTTGGTATGATGCTTCCAATAACTTTATATCTGGCCAAGCTGGTCCGGATATACCTTGGGTCTCTGAAGGGGGACGGTTCTCAACCGTATTTATGGCTCCTAGTAATGCTGCTTATGTTGAGCTAACCCCAAGATACTTTAGCCAAACTTACCCCACAGACGCGCCTGTGTCTTGGACGCATGAGAAACTCGAACTAGGCACCACCGCATCTCCATGGTCGCCTAACCCAGCGGATCCTGAATACTATACCAACACCATCACGGTTCACAATGGTGGCACTTACCCCGTTGAGCCAGTTATTACGGCAACTATGCATGCTGATAACGGATTTCTAGGATTTGCCAATAGTCAGGGTGGCGTGCTTCAATTTGGCAACCCTGAAGAAGTTGATGGCTATACCAGCGAAGAAAGTGAAGTGGCCTTGAATTTGGCAGCCGTTCAAGGCTCGCACATGGATAATCAAGCGGCTTCGAATAATCTTTACTGGGGAGACAATCCAGATACGCCGAATGAACAGATTGGTAATGCGATTTGGACGCAAGACAGCTATGATGGCTGGAAGGTTGAGCCTAATTGGCCTAGTATTACTGGCACTCATTTGTATTGGAATGGGCCTTCAATCAAACACAACCTTGCTCAGACACATAACGGTAACTTTACGAGTAACCTAACTTGGGACGTCATGACACGTTTTCAAACTGGTGTCTCACAGGTTGGTTCACTCGAAACAACCTTAGAAAGTGACGGCAAGCCAATCTTTCAAATGATCTTGAAAGACAACAGTGCGCTGTCTGACCAAATATGGTGGATGTGTTACTACAAGAATCAACTAGTCGTCAATGAACAGTTGGATCGCAATATCTTCACTAACGACAAGTTCATTCAATTGGAATTGCAGAAATTTGGTAATTCGGTTGTTTTTAGAGTGTCACCATGGGTTGGCAATCAAGGACGAGAGACGACTATTACCCGTCAATTCACTTTTGCGGACGCTGCTAGTGTCGAGACTAAGCAATTTTCAGCGTGGTTTATGCGAGACAAAACATGGGGCGAATCGACTATGTATCTAATTGCGTCTACCGTTAAATGGCAGAACGTAAGCTGGTATACAGATATTAAGAATCGCTTCAGCAATGGCGATGTTCTCAAGATTGATGTGGCTAACGCTAAGACGTACTTGAATGGTTCTCTTGACCCAACCATGCACACGCTCGGTAATCAATGGGAGCAATTCAAACTGCCACCCGGTGATACTAAGATTGCTATCACGCCCTCGAGCTGGGCACAACCATTTGCATGTGAAGTCGAGATAAGGGAGGCCTGGCTATAAATGAAGTATTACTTTGCAGATCGAAAATCAAACATTTTGGGTGTTGGGTCGACCGATGGCAAAGGCGAATGGCGAATTGACAACGATATAGAAACACAAAGTGTTGACAATCGTCCTGCGGTCGAGCTTTCTCTTGATATTCACTTCACGACTGATCAGGAACAAGCAGTCAATGAGATGGCTAAAGCAACCAACTTCATCATGTATCAAGATGAAGAAGGCAATGCTCACCAAATGGTGATTGAATCGGTTGACCATGATTCACTAGGCCACATTCACTCAATTGTTGCCAGCGATGCTGGTAATGATTTAATTAACGAAACCGTTGGCGCCTTCAAGGCCGACAAGCCATATACGATTGCTGAATACATCCTCATGTTTACAAATGATTCTGGCTGGGAGATTGGCATCAACGAATTTCCTGACAATGTTCGAACACTCGAGTGGACTAGTGAAGAATCATCGTTGGCTCGAATTATTGCCGTGGCAAAAGATTTTGATGCAGTGCTTAGCTTTGGCTTTGAGTTTGTTGGAACCAACTTGGTTAAGCGTGTCATTAACATTCGGCATGAAACGGCCGGCGATAGCTTGATCTCTTTTGAAATGAATAAGGACATCAACAATATCGTCACGCACCTCGATACCTATGACATGGAAACATCGATTAAGGCTTATGGAGCGGTGCCAGAAAGCACGGATGGATCAACTAATCAGGATCCAATCAACTTGATCGGCTACAACTGGACTGATCCAACGGGACAGTTTGTGCTTGATCAGTACGGGTTCTTGCACGATACCATTGCTGTGCAGAAATATTCACGTTTGTTAAGCAACAGCAACCCTAACCCAACACAGTCTGACTGGAATCGGGTTAAAACGTTTGACTCAAAATCGCAGGCGGAACTTTTGCAAGCGGCTTTGGCAGACTTGAAAAAGTATAACCACCCAAACGAAACGTACGATATTGATTTGGTTAATTCGCCATACGTACCGCTTAATCAAACCGTCCACATTGCCGATGAGAATCAACAGCTATTCCTGTCTGCCAAAGTGTTGAGCATTCAGCGCAGCCGTGCTAACCATTCTGTCAAGCTTACTTTGGGTGAGTTTGCTCATGAAACAGTCAGCTTTGACCAACGGCTCAGCGATCTTGCCAATAAGATGGCCAACATGCCCAAGACTATTCAGTTTTATCCTTGGCTTCGTTATGCCGATGATGACAAAGGCACTAACATGTCAGCGTTACCTGCTGGTAAGAAGTACATGGCAGTTGTTTATAGTAACAAGTCATCCGTTCCAAGTGACAATCCGGCTGATTACGCCGGCAAGTGGGCATTGATTCAGGGCAAAGATGGTGCTGATGGTGTTCCGGGTGCAAAGGGTGCAGATGGCCGTACAAGCTATTTTCACACTGCTTGGGCGAATGATGTAAGCGGTCAAAGCGGGTTCACGGTATCCGGAGGTGATGGCAAAAAGTACATTGGTACGTACAGCGATTTCACACAAGCTGACAGCACCAATCCGGCTGATTACAACTGGGCGCTTTTTAAAGGCGACAAAGGTGACGTGGGGCCAAAGGGCGATACTGGTCCTCAAGGCCCTCAAGGGCCACAAGGACCACAGGGACCGCAAGGTGTTCCCGGAAGCAAGGATGTGCCATACACGTACATTCAGTTGGGAACGCCCACAAGCCCCAAGAAAGGCGACCTATGGTGGCATGGGACAACGCTGAACGATGCCACAGCATTACAGTATTACAATGGATCAGCTTGGATTGACCAAAGTATCCAGCAGGAAGTTCTCAGTATCAAAAAACTGCAATCGATTGAGGTTGACACATCAACAATCAATTCGCCTGACATTAATTCGCCCTTCAACCATGTTCAGATTGATGGCGCCAAGAGTTCTGGAAATCTTGAACTAAAAGATGCGAATCTAAGTATACTGGGCAACATCGAAGACAATAATGGTAATCCCAACGGTCAATACTACAAATCTATTTTTAGCCCCAATGGCATGTTCAACTACATCACCACTCCTGATCAAAAGGGAAACATGTCGTTAGCTGCACTCCAACGTGGTGCGCTTCAGTTACAAACGCTGATCAGTGACCCCAGTGCCGCTACAAAAAAATATATTCAATCTGAATTCACTTCGGCAGACAACGTGACATTTTTCTACGTTAATACAACCGCGCTAAGCAATATTGATATTGATTGGGCATATATTTACTACACAAGACGTGGCAATTTGGTGACCGCCAACTTTCAAATTCACACAATAGCTAATCAGTACAATTTCTTGAGGCTCGCAGATATTAGACCCGGTTACAAGCCTTATTTGACAAACAAGATTGTTGCAAGCTGCTTGAGCTTTTCAGATCCCGGACAATCTACCGCTATGTATTCAAGTACGCCAAGCGGAGGAACGGTCGGCTGGTATAGCAACATTTCCAAAGCTTCTGGTAGTTATGGTGGCTCGGTGTCGTATCTAACTCAGGACGATTATCCGACGGGTGATTCATATTTTGCGTAACTGGGAGATGACATTATGAAAATCAAAGTGTGGACGGATAGCAATAACCGTCTGCTTCATTGGGCAAACGCTGATGAAAGCAGACCAGTAGGGCCAACCGATGAAGGATTCGAGGTTATTGAGGTTGACGATGCTGTTGGCTTGTATGAGAACCACTCCAGCATTATTGACGGCCAAGTCGTTCCTGATGCTGGCTATGATCCAGACGCTGACAGACCTAAACCTGAGCCATCTGAAGCTGACTTAGCAAATGCTGAAACTATGAAGATGGTTGCTAGTATAACTATGTCAAACGCAGCTTTGATAAAGCAGGTGGCAACATTGACCAAGGAGGAAAAATCGTGAACGCATATAAACCATTGATTATCAGTTACTATCAGCAAGGAATCTACAACAAGGATGACTTAGCCTTGTTCGTGAGTGTCGGCTGGATTAGCCAAGCAGAAGTAGATGAACTTGTTAAGCAAGTCGCCAGCAAAAGCTAGCGGCTATTTTTATGGAAGGAAGTATAAAGATGTGGATTTCAAGAGTTGGATAGATATGTTTGTGGAGTTGGGTGGTGGAGCTTTGTTTGGTTGGTTTGCAAGCCAATGGCGCATGCATCGAAAGCATGGAAAGGCAATTGATTCAGGCCTTGTCGGTTTGCTTCATCATGAGGTTTACATGCTGTGTAACCATCATATCGAGGTGGGGTATATCAGCACAGACGACTTGGACGATCTTAATTACCTTTTCCGCAGCTACAAAGCACTGGGCGGTAACGGAACGGGCGAAGCGCTATATAACAAAGTTTTGCAACTTCGGATTAAAAACTGAAAGGAATGTTCAGTATGAAGATTAATTGGAAAGTACGAGTATTAAGCGTCAAATTCTGGCTGGCCATTGTGCCAGCTTCTTTGTTGGTGATTCAAACGGTGGCGGCAGTCTTCGGTTACAACTGGGACTTTGCTAGTTTGGGTAAAGAACTCACTGCAGTGGTCAATGCAGTGTTTGCATTATTGACCATTGTCGGGGTAGCCGTTGATCCAACCACGGAGGGCGTTAGTGATAGTCAGCAGGCGTTAGCTTACCCGGCACTCATTACCACCAAGGCAGCTAAGATCAAGGCGCTAGAGGATCAGATTAAGGCGCTGCAAGGGGAAACGGACAATTCTAAACAGTTATATCCCCATTTTGCTTATGCAGATAGTGCTGATGGCAAGATCGGTTTTTCAACCACGAGTTCTATCGGAAAATCGTATATGGGAGCTTACTTTAGCCATGACGATGAAGATGGTAACGATCCAAGCAAATATGAGTGGGCAAAACTGGTTGGTCCAAGCTATGGAGACCCCGTAGGAGAGGAAGGACCCAAAGGAGAATCCACTACTCAGGCAGCACCATCATCTGTTGCTCCACAGCAATAAGGAGGACACAAGATGGCAGATTTCATTGTATCAATGATTGCAGAAATATTTACGCTTATCATTTGTGCATTTGCGCTTTATGCGTCCATCATATCTTTCTCATTGTTTGACTACGCCTTCAGATGGTTTGTCGCATTTGGCATTGTGTTTTCGTCCGCATGCATTTTAATATCAATCGCCGCTATGATCTTTTCCTGCTATGAATTCTTTTCTCAATGAAAGAGGGAATCAAAACAATGAAACTAAAAAATAAACTAATCACCTTGGTAGTCGCCTTCTTCGCGGCTATTTCTTTTGCCTTGCCATCGCAGGTCAATGCAGCAAAGGGAGACCAAGGTGTCGACTGGAGCCGGTACCAAGGAGATAACGGTGTCTTTGGTTATTCCACTGACAAGTTCGGCATCTCTCAAATCGGTGGCTATAGCGGCTACGGCACATATGAGCAAACCACGTACAAGACACAGGTTGCATCCTTGATTGCCGCTGGCAAGCGGGCTCACACCTATATTTGGTGGCAGAATATCGATAACACCAATTTGGCCAAGCAAGTGCTAGATCATTTCATGCCTGAAGTTCAAACGCCAAAAGGATCGATTGTTGCGCTTGACTACGAAGCTGGGTCAACAAACACGGCAACTTTGCTGTGGGCGCTCGACTACGTTCGTGATGCTGGTTACACACCAATGCTTTACGGCTATAAGAGCTTCTTGATGAGCCACATTGACTTGTCACAGATTGCCAGCCGCTATCAGTTATGGCTTGCTGAATATCCTGATTACAATGTCACTACCGTGCCGAATTATGGCTACTTCCCGAGTTTTGACAATGTAGGTATCTTCCAGTTCACTTCCACCTATCGCGCTGGCGGCCTTGATGGCAACGTTGATCTAACCGGCATCACTGATTCAGGCTACAACGGTAGCACGACAACAGGTAGTGGTAAAACTTATGTTAAGCCTGCTACGAGCACACCAGCGACAAAAGCAGGCCAGAAAGCTAACAATACCACGCTTAGCCAGATCAAAGTTGGTGATAGTGTTAAGGTAAACTTCGGCACAACCCGTTGGGCTAATGGTGTCGCAATGCCTAGCTGGGTTCAGGGCAAGACGTACACTGTTCAGCAAGTATCTGGGTCAAACGTATTGCTTGGTGGCATCATGAGCTGGATCAACCGAAGCAATGTTGAGCTGCTGACAACGACCAGCGTGTCATCAGTAAGCTATGGCTCTACCTACACGGTTCAGTCTGGTGACAGTTGGTGGTCGATTGCTTACAAATATGGCATGAGCATGTATACTTTGGCTTCTAACAACGGTAAGTCAATCTACAGTGTGATTCACCCAGGCGATGTATTGCGTGTCTCTGGTGGCTATTCAGTGGCCGTATCAAGTCACACGTACTACACGGTTCGATATGGTGACAGCTTCTGGAGCATTGCCAGCAAGTATGGCATTAGCATGTACACGTTAGCCGCTAACAACGGCAAGTCAATCTACAGCCTGATCTACCCTGGCGAAAGTCTATACATCAGGTAACAGGAGGAATCGAAATGGATGATTACACACTATTACCAGAAGATGGCATTTACAGTCTATCTGACCTCATTGAGTTATTGAAAAAGTTTCCTCCCAATGCGACCGTGCATGTATGCGGTAATCTTGAAGATAGACCAGTTGAAGAAGGATACAATATGACCTACGATCCAATAAGCAATTCGCTTGTATTCATGGGCGACGTTGCAATGATTGATTAGATTAGTCCCAAATGCGTGTTTGAATTAAACACGCAAAAAGGCCCTCTGCTCGCTAGCGCGTGTGGAGGGCTAATTTTGTTGCTTTGAAGCACTGGCACAATGCTGTAAAATAAGATACGTAAGCAACTAAATATTTTAGTCAGCATGTAATACCTTGTCGTTCTGCCTCCCTTGCTCAGGGAGGCTTATTTTTGTGCACAAAATATGCACAAAATGTGGTTTAATACTATTGTATATACGTTTGTTTTCGCACTTACTCTCCGTTTTATTGTCTCTAGTTGCTTTCCATAGCT